GAAGAGCAAGCCGAGTCGGTGGACGAGGGCAACACCACCGCGCTGGGCCAAGCCGCGCCAGTGACCACCGCCACAGCCACCACCAGCGACGCGCGGGCCAAGCGCACCCGCGTGCTGGTGCTCAAGCAAAGCGGCCAGGCCGATGGCGGCACCTGCCAAGACCGCGCCAACTACGAGCGTGCTCACCGCGCCGCGCAGGCCCTGCAAACCGCGTACACCCTGGGCGGCTGGCGGCAGGCCGACGGCGCGCTGTGGCAGCACAACCTGCTGGTGCGGGTGCGCGACGGCATCATCGGCTTTGACACCGAGATGCTGAGCGCCGAGGTCACCTACCTGCTGGACGCGCAAGGCATGCGCACCGAGCTGCGCGTGGGCCCGGCAGACGGCTACGTGACCCAAGCGGCCAAGTTGCAAAAGACGGCCAGCGGCTCCAAGGCCGCCACCTGGGGAGATGTCAAATGAGCATGCGCGACATTGCCGCCGCCCTGGGCCCACTGGCGCGGCGCATCAACAACATGATCGCCCGTGGCGTGGTGCGCGCAAGCAACGCCGCAGGCAGCATGCAAAACCTGCAGCTGGGGCTGCTGGCCGGTGAAGACAAAGACGATGTCGAGCACTTTGAGGCCTACGGCTTCACCAGCCGCCCCAAGCCCGGCGCCGAGCATGTCAGTGTGTTTCTCGACGGCGACCGCAGCCACGGCATCACCATCGTAGTGGCCGACCGCCGCTACCGGCTCAAAGGTTTGGCCGAGGGCGAGGCCGCGCTGTATGACGACCAAGGCCAAAAGGTACACCTCACGCGCGACGGCATTGTGATCAAGACCGCGAAGAAATGCCGCATCGACGCGGCCAACATCGAGCTGCATGCCAGCCAGTCTTACAGCTGGGACGTGAACGGCTTTGGCGAGCGCTGGACGCATGTGAGCGGCAGCACCTGGCAGCACCGCACCTGGCAAACCGGCGCAACCGTGACCACTGTGTCCGGCAACATCAAACCACCCGAGGGGCCTTGACCATGCTGGGCGACCAACCAACCACCATCACCATCAACGGCAACGCCACCAGCCTGGGCATGGACAGCAGCAACCCGCTGGTGCGCGCCGTGATCATCAGCCTGTTCACCCACCGCCGCGCCCGCGCTGACGACCCGCTGCCCAGCGACGACATGCAGGGCTGGTGGGGCGACACCTTTGCGCCCGTGGCCAACGACCAAATTGGCTCGCGCCTGTGGCTGCTGAGCCGATCCAAGCTGACCGCCGAGACCGCCGAGCGCGCCCGCGAATACGCCCTGGAAGCGCTGCAGTGGCTGCTGGACGATGGCGTGGCCGCCCGCGTGGAGGTGCAAGCCACACGCCAGGGCCTGGACGCCCTGGCCCTGAATGTGCAGATTTATAAGACCGCGAACGACCTGACCTTGGACGTTCGTTTTGCTGACGCCTGGAGCAACATCAATGGCCTATGACCGCCCAACCCTGCTTGAGCTAACCCAGCGCGTGCGCGCCGACGTGCTCTCGCGCCTGAGCACCGAAGACACCTTGCGCCGCGCCGATGCCGAGGTGTACGCCAGCGTGGTGGCCGGCACCGCGCACGGCCTGTATTCCTACGTGGATTACATGGCTACCCAGGTGATTTACGACACCGCCGACACCGAATACCTGGAGCGCTGGGCCAGCCTGTGGGGCATCAGCCGCAAGCCCGCTGCGGCCGCCACCGGCATCGTCACCTTTGTCACGCAAGCTGGTGCAGTCATTCCCGCAGGCACGCAATTGCAAGCATTGGACGGCACGCTCTACACCACCACCGCAGACGCCACTGTGCTGGACCTGAGCGCCACCGCGCCCGTGGCCGCCAGCACAGCCGCCGAGGCGGGCAACCGCGACGCGGGCGAAAGCCTGTCGCTGGTCTCGCCCGTGGCCGGGGTGCAAGCCACTGCCACCGCCGGGCTGCTCAGCGGTGGTGCAGACGTAGAGACAGACGATGCGCTGCGTGCCCGCCTGCTCACCCGCATCCAAAGCCCACCGCAGGGTGGTGCGGCCAGCGACTACAGCACCTGGGCGCTGCAGGTCAGCGGCGTCACCCGCGCCTGGGTCTATGCGCAAGAGCTGGGCTTGGGCACGGTGACCGTGCGCTTTGTGCGCGACAACGACGGCACGGGCAGCGCCATCATTCCCGACGCCGCAGAGGTGGCCACGGTGCAGGCCTATATCGACGCGCTGCGCCCGGTCACCGCGCAATTGACAGTGGTTGCGCCGGTGGCCGTGCCGCTGAATTTTTCGATCAGCGGGCTGGTACCGGCGACTGCAGACGTGCAAACCGCCGTGCAGGCCGAGCTGCAAGACCTGTTGCTGCGCGAGGCCGTGCCCGGCGGCACGCTGCTGCTGAGCCACATCCGCGCTGCGATCAGCGCGGCCACCGGCGAGACGGATTACACGCTGACAAGCCCCACGGCCAATGTCAGCAACACCACCGGCCGCATGAGCACCATGGGGACCATCACATGGCTGTGACCGCAGACGACTACCTGCTGGCCATGCAGGGCCTGCTGCCACCCGGCGCGGCCTGGAGTAAAGACCCCGACGCCTACACCACCCGGCTGCTGGGCGGATTAGCGCAGGAGATGGCCCGCGTGGACGGGCGCACCGCTGGCCTGCTGGAAGAGGCCGACCCCCGCACCACTGCCGAACTGTTTGCCGACTGGGAGCGCGTGGCCGGTTTGCCGGACGATTGCGTGACCGCCTTTGCCGGCACGCAAACCGTGGACCAGCGCCGCGCCGCGCTGGTGGGCCGCCTGGCCACGCTGGGCGGGCAGTCGCGGGCGTACTACATCGCCCTGGCCGCATCGCTGGGCTACACGGTCAGCATCACCGAGTTTGTGCCGCACACCGTGGACTCCACGGTCGATGACCCGCTCTACGACACGCCGTGGACCTATGCCTGGCAAGTCAACGCGCCGCTCAACACCATCACCTATGCCGACGTGGACTCCACGGTCGATGAGCCGCTTGCTTCGTGGGGCAGCAGCCTGCTGGAGTGCGTGCTCGCGCGCGTCAGACCGGCGCACACCACTCTAATTTTTGCGTACACCTGAATTTATTTTTGAAAGGATAATTAGATATGGATCGTGCATATTCATCCGGCGCGTCAGCAAGCCCGCCGCCCGTCCCCACCAGCCCCAGCGTTGGTTACCCCACCAGCGGTAACCCGAGCACCGGCACCCCAGCCACACGGACGGGGCCGTGGTGGACGTACATGATTACCGAGGAAATTCGCAATGCCATTGTGGCTGCTGGGATTACCCCGGATCTAAACAGCACCACGCAATTGCGCGATGCGATTTTGGCGCTGGTGGCGGCCGGCGTCACCAACGACTTCAAAGCCAGCGTGCGCGTAGCCACCACCGCCAACATCGCCAGTCTGGATGGCGGTGCGCCCAATACGCTGGACGGCATCACCCTGGCAGCCAACGACCGCATCCTAGTCAAAAACCAAACGACGGCCAGCCAAAACGGCATTTACTACGTGTCAACCCTGGGCACCGGGTCCAACGGCACCTGGACGCGCGCCACCGACGCAGACGGTGCGGGCGAGCTGACCAGCGGCGCGATGGTGGCGGTGGAGGTGGGAACTGCGAATGCCGATAGTTTGTGGATGTTGACGACGGATGGGACGATCACGATTGGGACTACGTCGCTGACGTTTGCGCGGCAGAACAGTGCTTCTCAAAGCTCAACTTCAGGGCTTTCGGCCACGATATTTACATCAAGCGGCACATTTACTATTCCCGCAGGGGTTACCAAACTCAAGGTTACCGTTGTTGGTGGCGGTGGTAATGGCGGGGTGGCTACTGACGAAGGTGGAAGTGGTGGCGGCGGCGGCGGTGCGGCAATTTCCTATTTATCAGGACTTACTCCGGGCAACAATTTGAGCGTAACTGTAGGCGCTGCCAGTAGCTCATCTTCGGTCGCGTCCGGGAGTCAATCCATATCCACTGTATCAGCCACAGGTGGCGTGAACGGCGCTAATTCCGGAGGTGTTGCTGTGGCTGGCGGCATAGGTAGTGGCGGCAATATAAATCTTGCCGGAGGCCATGGCTTGGGTTCTTCTACCTTTAGTGGTGTTGGTCAATTTGGGGGTCAAGGTGGTAGCAGTGTTTTTGCTGGTTCTGTGGCCCCCACTACAGCTAATCAGATGGCTGGACCCGCAGCCCGCAGCTTTGGTGGGGGCGGCGCGGGCGGCATTACTTTGTCGAGCGGAGGTACTGGCACGGGTGGGGCGGGTTTTGGCGGCGTTGTAATTTTTGAATATATTTTGTAGGAAACATATTATGCGTTTTGCTTTAATTTGCCCCAGTGAGCCTGTGGCCGACGGTCATCGAATCGCGCAAGTTGAACCCGTCATGTTTCCTGTAGCTGGCCCCGCCTACTGGTTGGAGTGTGCTGATGGAATCACAGCCGATGAGTGGTACTTTAATACTTCCGCTCAACAAATCGTCGCATTGCCTGCCCCAGAACCACGCACCTACGCCCAACTTCGCGCAGCCGAATACCCCCCAGTTGCCGACTACATGGACGGCCTGGTCAAAGGCGATCAGGCGCAGATGGACGCCTACATCGCCGCCTGCCTGGCCGTCAAGGCCAAGTACCCCAAGCCGGGCGCCTAAGCCACCGCCATGCAAAGCGCCACCCCCACCACCTACGACGCCGTCCGCAGCCGCATCAAAGACGGCGACTTGCTGGCCTGGAAGTGGCGCTGGGTGCAGCGGCGGTTTGGGGTGATGCCATGGGACTGCTTCACCCACGTGGGGCAGGCGCTGTGGGTGGACGGGCGGCTGTGTGTGCTGGAGGCTGTCATGCCGCGCGTGCAGCTGGTGCCGCTCAGCATGTACAGCGGCCTGGCCACTTACTGGGTGCCGCTGCATGCCAACTACACCCCTGCTTGCCGGGCGTATGCCATGGAGCAACTGGGTGACAGCTACAGCTTGCGTGATTGCGCGGTGGGCTTATGGGGCATGCCGGTCGATGACAACATGGAGCAGTGTGCCGAGCTGTCAATACGCCTGGCGCATAAGGCCGGCGTCGATTTGGGCGACCGCGCCACACCGCCCAGCGTGGTGCGTGCCGCTATTGCGCACCAGAGCGAAACCTTGTA